CCAGTAAAGTCGGGAGATAACCCTCGTAGGGCATCCTTTTTAGCACGAATGGGCAATATGCCTGGCGCTGAGATGAAAGATGGAAAGCCTACCCGACTTCTTCTTTCTCTTAGAGCTTGGGGTGCATCGTCCAAGGAAGACGCTAGGGCAAAAGCCAAAGCTATCTCTAAGAGGAACAAATGAGACCAATTTCTGTAGGCAATATCTTAACAGCAGGAAGTAAGACTACTGTCTATACAGTTCCTACTGGTTACTTTGCCCTATGGAATCTTTGCTACATTTCAAATCATAGTGGAAACAACAAAACTGTAAGTATCTGGTGGTACGACTCTAGTGCCGATGCTGAGATTTATGTAATTGATGCTTATCAGATTGCTGCTACTGAGTTTCTTAGATTTGATGGTGGCGCTTATGTTGTTTTAGAAGAGGGCGACCAAGTGCGAATTACCACTGAGTCTGGTTCATCCATGTCTTCTACCAATACATTCGAGCTTTATGGAGCGCAAAGAGCATGACATTCCTACAACTGATTAACAATGTATTGATCCGCTTGCGTGAAACCCAAGTTTCTACCAACAATGAGACCTCATATTCAACTCTGATTGGCTTGTTTGTCAACGATGCCAAGCGTCAGATTGAGGACTCTTTTAGTTGGAATGTCCTTGGTCAAACAGTTACATTGACCACATCATCAAGCGCCCATGTTTACTCAATGACAGGTGCTGGTCAGAAGTTCCAAGTGATGGATGCTCTGAATACCACATCAAATGTTGCATTGCAGAATATCTCTTTTGTAGAGATGAACAGATATCAGAATCTTGTTCCTTCAATTACTGGAGTTCCACAGTACTACGCTTTTGATGGTGTAGATGGTAATGGAGACACACAAGTAGTTCTCTATCCAAGACCTGATGGCGTTTATAGCATTCCATTTTCTCTGACAGTACCACAAGCACCATTGGCTGCTGATGGCACTTCAGTGTTAGTTCCTGATGTTCTTGTTGTGCAGAATGCTTATGCTAGGGCATTGGTTGAACGTGGTGAGGATGGTGGATTGAACTCTTCTGAGGCTTATCAACTGTACAGAGGTATGTTGGCTGACCAGATTGCTTTAGAAGGCACTCGTTATCCTGAAAATCAGGAGTTTGTAGCAGTATGAGCCAACAACTCCAAACAGCCAGTATTTCAGCACCAGGCTTCTTTGGGTTGAATACACAAGATTCGCCATTAGATTTGGCGGCTGGTTTTGCTTTGGTTGCAACAAATTGCATCATTGATCAATATGGTCGTATTGGTTCTCGTAAGGGTTGGGCAAGGGTTAATTCATCTTCTGGAAACCTTGGTGCTAACGATGTTGGCGTTATCCATGAGTTAGTTCAATCTGATGGAACTATTACTGTTCTGTTTGCTGGAAACAACAAGTTATTCAAGCTAGATGGCTCAAATGCTGTTGTTGAATTGACCTATGGGGGGGGTGGTACTGCTCCTACGATTACTGCTAGTAATTGGTCATGTGCTTCACTCAATGGGATTACTTATTTCTTCCAAGTTGGGCATGATCCATTGATCTTTGACCCTACTGTAAGTACAACAACTTATCGTAGAGTTACTGAGAAAACTGGATATGTAGGCACTGTTCCTTCTGCGAACATTGTTATCTCTGCATTTGGTCGTTTGTGGGTTGCTGATACATCTACTGACAATGTAACTGTCTTTTTCTCTGACCTTTTAGCGGGTCATGTTTGGAGTACAGGAACGGCTGGAAGTTTGAACATTGATAGAGTTTGGCCTAATGGTGCTGATGAGATCACAGGTTTAGCGGCACATAACAACTTCTTGATTATCTTTGGTAAGCGTCAGATTCTGGTGTATGGCGGTGCAACATCTCCTGCAACAATTGCTTTGTCTGACACTGTTGGCGGCATTGGATGTATTGCAAGAGATTCTATTCAGAGTACTGGCAAGGATGTTTTGTTCTTATCCAATTCTGGTGTTAGATCATTTGCTAGAACTATTATTGAGAAGTCTGCTCCGATTGGAGATTTGTCTAAGAATGTTCGCAGTGACTTTATGGCAATTGTTGGTAGTGAGACACTTGCCAATATTAAGACTGTTTATTCAGAGACAGAAGCCTTTTACTTGTTGACCTTGCCTACTGTTAAAGAGGTTTATTGCTTTGACACAAGAGTTCAATTACAAGATGGTTCTTTCAGGGTAACAATTTGGAACTCTATAGAGCCAACTGCTTTGTTATCTCGCAGAAATGGTGATGTTCTGATTGGCAAGAATGGTTATGTTGGTAAGTACAGTAATTACCAAGACCATACTTCTAATTACAGGATGCAGTACTACACCAATCATGCTGACCTTGGTAATGCCAATGTCACTTCATTGTTAAAGCGTCTAAAAGTAGTTGTGATTGGTGGAACAAACCAGTTTGTCACGATGAAGTGGGGTTTTGACTTCACTACGAATTACTTGTCTGCCAATGCTCAAATACCTACACAAGCTGTTTCTGAGTATGGCATTGGTGAGTACAACGTAGCGCAATACTCTGATGGTGTTGCTTTGCAGACTCTGGTTGTACAGGCAAGTGGTAGCGGTAAAATTGTTCAAACTGGCTACGAAACAAATATCAATGGTTCGCCTTTGTCTATACAGCGAATTGAAATTCAATCTAAAGATGGGAAAATGTCGTGATTGAAAATATGAAACAAGGAGAATAACGTGGCTAACTATACACAGAGCACCAATTTCGCTACTAAAGATTCACTTCCTTCTGGTGATCCATTAAAGATTGTCAAGGGTACTGAGATCAACACTGAGTTTGTCAATATTGCTGTTGCTATTGCTACTAAGGCTGATCTAGCATCTCCTACGTTTACTGGTACTCCTGCAGCGCCTACTGCATCTAGTGGAACAAATACCACTCAATTGGCGACTACTGCTTTTGTTACAGCGGCAGCTTCAGCGGCAATTACATCTGCTTTGGCGGCTGTTTATCCTGTAGGCTCTATCTACATTAATGCTGGTGTTTCTACAAACCCTGCAACATTGTTAGGCTTTGGTACTTGGACAGCATTTGGTGCTGGTCGAGTCATGGTTGGTTTGAATGCAAGTGACGCATTGTTTGACACTTTGGAAGAGACTGGTGGTAGTAAGAACACTACTCTACCAATACACAGTCACACATACAGTGGCACTACAAACAATCTTGGCGCTCACCAACACGCTGTTGACTACCCATTAGATTGCACAACAAATAAGCAACAATTTGGTACAACAACAACTTCTGGTTTTTCTACAGACACCTTCTGTGATACAGATGGAAGCAGTGCCGATGTTCCACTTACTCAGTCTGTTGGTAATCACGAACATACTATTTCAGGATCAACAGATAGTAGCGGTAGTGCTGATTCCAACACTAATCTTCAGCCATACATTACTGTGGCGATGTGGAAGCGTACAGCATGATTTCACACCACTTTAGTGATGGTTTGTATGCCAAGGAAGCCTCATTTGAGGCGGGTACAGCCATTCTGAAGCATACCCATGACTTTAGCCATTTGTCTATCTTAGCTAAAGGTAAGGTTGCGGTGATGAAGGGTGATGAAGTAGAAGTTATTGAAGCGCCAGCGTGTGTTGAGATTAAAGCAGGTCTTACACATGGTGTTAAGGCTTTGACAGATTGTGTTTGGTTTTGTATTCATGCCACTGACGAGAAAGACCCGTTAAAAGTGGACAATATTTTGATTGGAGTTTGATATGCCATTTATAGCAGCAGGAGCATCTTTAGTCGGTGGTTTATTGGGTGGTCGTTCAGCAAGAAAAGCCGCCCAGACACAAGCTGATGCACAGATTAGAGCAGCACAGATTGCGGCTGATGAGGCTAGATTTCGTCCTGTTGGTGTAACCACTCGATTTGGCTCATCTAACTTTACGACTGATCCAACAACGGGTCGTGTTACTGGTGCGGGTTATACATTAGACCCAAGAATGAAGGCCATGCAAGACCGATTCTTAGGTCTGGCAGAAACAGGTTTGACTGATGCAGAGGGTGCTAGAGCAAGGTTTGCTCCACTACAGGGTGCGGCTGAAGGTTTGTTTGGTCTTGGTCAACAGTATCTTGCTAAGTCTCCTGAAGAGGCGGCACAGCAGTATATGGCTGGTCAGCAGAATCTATTAGCGCCTAGTCGTGAAAGACAGATGGCTCAACTACAGAATCAACTATTCCAAACAGGTCGTGGTGGTTTGGCAGTAGGAGCTACTGGTGAGCGTCCAAGTGGTGCGGCAGGTCTTGGTGCGGCTAATCCTGAGATGGAAGCCTACTACAACGCTATTGCTCAACAAGATGCAGGTTTAGCGGCTCAAGCAATGCAAGCTGGACAACAGCAAGTAGCCTTTGGTGCTGGTTTGTTTGGCACTGGTGGTAACTTGTTAAACCAAGGTTATCAAGGTCAAGCAGCGGCTCTTACGCCTTACCAAGCTTATTTACAGGGCGCTACTGGTATAGAGAATCTTGGACAACAGCCTTTGGAGATTGGTTCTGCCTTGGGTGGTCGTAATGCCAATACAGCAGGTGCTAATGCTCTTTATGGTGGCGGTATGGGTGCGGCTAATTCAATGTTTGCGGCTAATGCCTATAACCCGTTTGCTACAGCATTGACTGGTTTTTCACAGAACCCTGCTCTTATGAGAGGCGTTAGAAATGCCTTCTCTCCATCATATAACTATGGTGCTTTTGGTGGTGGAAGCGGTACATTTGGTGAAGGGGAATACTAATCATGGCAGAAATCGTCCAATCCTTATTCGGCATTACGCCCGAAATGTATCAACAAAGCCAACAGGCTAGAACTGATCAACAAGCACTTCAATATGCACAATTAACTCCTTTCCAACAGGCTAACTACGCCATTGGTCGTGGCGCTAATATGCTTGGTGGTGCTATTGGTGGTGCATTAGGCGCTCAAGACCCACAATTAGCTCTTATTAGTGCTAGACAACAGATTTCAAAGCAGATCAACTATGCTGATCCTGAGTCTATTGTTAAAGGTGTTGATATGTTGTCTCGTTCTGGTGACACACAGGGTGCAATGATGCTTGCTGATGTTGCTCGCAAAGCACAGAGCGAAAGTGCATTGGCTCAACAGCGTTTGCGTGAGAGAGCGGCTGCTGATCCATTCCAAAAACTGGTGGAATCAGGCAAATATACCCCTGCAAGTCTTGCAGAGTATCAAAGAACTGGATTGCCAGCAGATTTGGTCTTATACGAAAAACCAGAAAAACCAGAGAAACCAGTAGCCCCAAAGATTGATAAGATTGGTGTTGCAGGTGGAAGTAATAAAGCTGTTTTCTTAGATGTGAACAATGACTTGCAGTTTGTCTATGATAAAGATGCAACTGGAAAACAAGTGCGTGTTCCATATACAGGCCCTGTTGACCAGACTATCTCTAAAGTTACTGCAACAGCAACATCAGCAGGTTCTAAGAAAGGTGCTGAAGCCATAGCTGAGTTAGATTCAAAACGACTAAATGCAGCGCAAGTAGCATCAGGCAAAGCTGTCGAACAAGCTGGTTTGTTACAGGAACTACTTAAAACACCTCAACCTATTTCTGGTTCTGGCGCTCCTGCTCGTGTTGGTGCGTTGCGTGTGTTCTCAACATTTGGCTTAACAAGTTCTAAAGATAATGAAGCACTTGGAAATGCTGATAAATTTAACGCACTTGCAGGTGAGCGTGTTATTTCATTTATTAAAGCTCTTGGTTCAAATCCTACAGATACAGACCGAGAGTTTGCAAGAACTATTGGCCCTGCATTGGAAAAAGGCACAAAAACAAATACAGATCTTATCAATTTCTTGTTAGAAAGAGCTAGAAAAGTTGTTGTAGATGCAAGTGAAATGGAAAAACATTTTTATGAAAACGACTATAGTTTGCGTGGGTTTAAATCTCCTTTCCTTACTGATATTGATAAACCTAAAACATCCAACATGAGTGCAGAAGATTTAGCTAAAGCGGCAGGTGGCAAGATTGTTAACGGCAAATTTGTTAAGGACTAAAATGACTACAGCAGAAGAAGCAATTGCAGAACTTAAAAAGAGAGGCATCACTGTCTCTTCTGAGTCAGTCTTAGAAGAGAAAGGCACTACCTTTCAGGAGTTTAAAAAGTTTGCAGAAAGTACTCTAAAAGGGTCTGCCAAAGGTCTTATTGACATAGTAGGCGGCTATGGTAATTTGTATGATTACTTGAAAAAAAGCAAAGATCCTAGTGCTTTTTCTTCTACGGGAATTATGCAAGGAATCAGAAATCTAAGTGGCTCTGATCTTCAGCAAATAGGTGGTTATAGAGGCGCTTACGAGGCGGGACAGTCTGCCGCACCTGCAATGGCAATGTCAGCATTGGGTTTGCCTGGTCTTTTCTCTAGATCTGCACTTGGTATCGCTGGTGAAGGTGCTGTTGCCGCAGGTACTGGTATGTTGGGTCAAGCCATTGCGCCAGATAGTCCATTGGCTCAGTTTGCTATTCAGGCATCTCCATACGCAATTAAAGGTGGTTTAACAGCAGCAAGAGGTGCATACAATACTCCAATAGGACAACCACCCTCCAATCTTGATGAACTATTGCGTGTTGGAAGAATGACTCCTGGTGAAGCAACAGGAAGTAGGGTTCAATTAGCTAAAGAAACAGGCGCAGAAGCATCTACAAAAATTGGTGAAGCTGGAAATCTTTTTAGACAAGCACAAGCGCAAGATGTTGGTAGTTTTTTTGATAGATTGTTAAAAAGAGCAACGATAGAAGCCGCAGATCCAACTACTGCATCAAATGCCGCAATTGGTGCATTTGATAACTATGGGAAAGCATTGTCCACTCGTTTAAGAGGTGATGCTCGTGTTGACTTCAATGCCGCTAAAAAGGCTGGTGGCATGGTTTCAACTGATCCTGTTGTTAACATTATTCAAAGTGAATTGGCATCAATTCCTGCTGAAATACAAGCATTGCAACCCATGAGGTCTGCTCTACAGCGTGTTATTGATGAGTATGTAACACCTGCTAAAGAGGCTATTGTTGAACCATCTAAAATTCTTGGCCCTACAGGTGAGCCAGCTTTTGTCAATATCACACCTGCTGTACCACAACAATTAAGCAAGATAAGCATTGATAGGCTTCAAAAGAATCTAGCCGCATGGGGTGAGGCCGCTTATTCTGGCAAAGCAGACTTTGGCAAAGGAAACATATTTGAGGGTGTAGCGCCTGGCCAAGTCAAGGGAATAGCCATAAAAGTTCTACGAGGATTTAGAGAATCCTTAGATGACGCTGTTAGCTCTGGTGTTGCTGGTGCTGATGATTTAGCTAAAGCTCGTGATAAATTTAAGGCTAACTTACAAAAGATTGAAGAGTATTCAAACTACCCTTTAACTAAATATTTTGATGTTGAATCGCCTACTGCATTAACTCCTGAACTTGTGATTGATAGACTTTCTAAGGCAAAGCCTAGTGAGCGTTTATTTTTAAGTCAGGTTTTGGCTAACAGTCCTGATGCAAACATGGTTTTGGATACAGTTCGCAGATCTCAATTAGAGTCTTTGCTTACCAAGTCACAGCAAGCCGCTGCTGGTGCGGCTGAAGGCGCTCCTACTCTAGACTTGAAAACACTGTTAAAAGAGTTAAACAACAGTAAAGGCGATTTCAACTATTTATTTCCTAATGCGGCAGACAGAGCAAACGCATCATTGGCAATACAGTGGTTGCAAAAAACAGCTAAAACTGCTTCAGAAGCCACAAAAGGAATTCAATCTGATGCTTATGCAATCTCAAGAGGGACAGGAGCAACAGCGCAACAAGGTTTAGTGGCGGCTGAACTTGCTTCTTATGCAAAATTCATCTTAAATGATCCTAGAGCAATTGCTGATGTTGTCTTCAATCCTGATACTGTAAAGAAGATGGCTGAAGCACAAAGCAAAGGCAAGCTGACAAAAGCGGCTGATTTGGCAACAATGTTAGGTATGAGTTTGGCAAAGTTTGCTCCTCGTGTCGGGCCTATGGTTGAGACTACACAACCTAAAGACTTATCAGAACAAACCCCAAAAATTGATTTGACAGGAATGGCTACCATTGATAGACAGCAAGCTATTGAAGAGCTTAGAAAGCGTGGCATTCCAGTAGAAGAATAATGAAAGATTGGACTATAGCAATTGCCGTAGTCCTTCTTCTTTGTTTTGTAATTTTTTGTAGTTATATTGT